CGGCTCCAGCCTGACAGGCCAGATCCCCTTGCCCCATCCGGACAGGCCGCCCGTTTCGCAGTTCCAGCCGAGCAGCGGTCCGCGCTCCGGGGCCACGGCGTACCACGCCACCCGCACGCCTTCCGGCTTGAGCGGCAGGTACCCTTGCAGGAGGAGGTTGCGCATCACCGCGTCGAGCGGCGTCCCGGCAAGCCCGATGACCACGGACATATCCTGATTGTCCTGCATGAGGATGAGGCTGCCCGTGTCCGCGAAAGCCGATTCCCAGACCTCATACGCGCCGGGCACGGTCCCGTCCCAGCGGTTCGCGCCGATCTTCGCCTTGAGCAGCAGGCGGTACGTCTCGTCGGGCAGGCGCACCATGCCCGTTTCGGGGTCGTACAGCCCCTTCCACGAGCCCCGCGCCCAGCCCACGGCCTCGCGGCCCCATTCGAAATACACGTCGTCCAGCTCAAGCCGCAGGTGGCGGCTCCTGCCGATCCATTCGCCGGTACGGTCGAGCTGCCCACCCACGGCGGAATCCACGTCAAAGGCGGCGCGCATGGTTTCCAGCAGCTCCTGCAGCCCGCACAGCGGATCGGTGACCGCCGCGACCGTCGCCATGAACCGGGGACGGTTGCGGTGCTCCGAGGTCACAAGGCCGAGATAGCCGCTCATGGCCGCACCACCAGCTTGACGCGATCCACCGAGCAGGACGCCACGGCGTTGAAGGCGACGGCCACGTTTGCGGCGGACTGCGCGCCCTGCGACGTCCCGAGCGTGATGGACTCGATGTCGTAGGAGGCGGCGTTGGCCGCGTTCGCGGGCGAGTACAGGCGCGAAAGCGACACGTCGTCCCCGATGTTCAGGCCGTTGATGTGTTCCGCCACGTTCTTCCTGATGCTTTCCCCGGTGGTGGAAAGGTAGCCGGGGAAAGGCCTGATGGTGACGGTGGCGTACACGGGCGTCTCCACCGGGCGGAAGAACTTGATGACGTTGGGGACGCCGAACTTGTCGCGCACGAGCGCCTCGGTCGTGCCGTACGTCCCGGCCCCCGGCCCCTTCTTCGCGGCGATGGCCTCCGCGATGGCCGCCGTATCCCCGCCTTCGACGACCATGCAGATGCTGTGGCCGGGGATGCCGTCGGCGTCGGGCACGCCTCCGTCGTTCTCATAGCCCCGGCTGCGGGTGACGCCGGGGATGGACGCCACGGCCCCCAGCGTGCCCTCGAACACGGTCAGGGACGGGAGCGCGGTGGAGATGGCCTGGCGCCGCCTGAGCTCCGCGTCCGTCTCCACGGCGGCACCGGGCAGGGCCGCGGCGGGGTTGCCCACGGACTGCCAGCCCCGGGCGGGCGTGAGGATCTTGACGATGTCCCCGGCGGCGGCCCGGATGTCCCCGCTCTCCTCCGCCGTGGCGGTCACGGTGATCTCGCCGCTTTGCGGGATGGCCACCTCGTCGGGGAGCAGCCAGCGTTTCCCGGCGGCGTCCCCGGCCATGCCGCCCCGGATGACCGTCCCGGCCTGCCCCACAAGGCGCAGGTCGACGGTGCTGCGGCCCGAGGGCTTGCGCCGGAGGCCGTTGATCTTGACCATGCGGGACAGCCCGGTCCCCTGCGCCGTGGCGGGGGAATAGGCGTTGTAGACGCTCCCGGCGAGGGTATAGGCGTCGTGCAGGGCGAGGGCGAAGACGGCGCAGAGCTGCCCGTCCTGGCTGTCGGGCCCAAGATAGAGGTCGTCGCCGTAAATGCCCCGGAAACGGGCTTTGACGTCCTCAAGGACCGTGGGATAGTCGGGCAGGTGCAGCCCGGTTTCGTCGATGGTGGCGAGCGCCATTAGAAAACCTCCTGTATCGTCGTTTCCCCGTAGACCGTGCCGATGACGGCCCGCACGGAGAGTTTGCGGGTTTCGCCGTCGAAGGAGGAGGCATACGAAACGATGCCGGTCACGCCTTCCGTATCCAGTATCCGCTCGCGGAAGACGGGGTCATACGTGTCCTGCGTGTGCTTGCCGAGCACGCCGGGGACGTAGGGCGTCCCTTCCTTGAGGTCGACGAACCATTCCCCCGCGAACAGCCTCAGCCGGGTCAGGACGGCCTGCCCCACGGCTTCCGGGGTGTCGGCGTGCATGTCCGCGCCGCCGCGCCCGAAGGCGTAGTCGCCGTTTTCCGTCAGTTTGCGGTATTTCATTGCGGGCCTCCCGTGGTCCCCCCGCTGTCGCCGGGGTGCGTATGGCTGTTGAGGCTGATGTTCGATGCGGTCACGTCGCCCGTGGCGTTGAGCGATCCGGCGAGCGTGGCCGTGGTCGCGCCGCCGCCCTGCGACTGCATGGAGAGCAGCCCCTTGATGACGATCCGCGGGGCGTCCAGCGTGATGGAGCCGCCGCTTCTGACGGTGACGGACGAGGGCCCCACCGCCGTAACCGCCCCTCCGGGCGTGATCTCGACGTAGGCGCTCCCGTCGTCGGCGCGGAGCTGCGTGTTCCCCGTGTGCACGGCGGGGGACAGCCTGTGCGGCTGGCTGCGCACGCCGACAAGGGCGAAGCCGTCCGAGAGGTCGTGCATCCGGGGCTCCATCGGCTCGCCGACGCCGCCGGACTGCCACCACGCGTCGATGCAGCGGGAGGCGAACACCACAAGGCACTCGTCCCCCGCCGCCACCGGGAAGGTGAGGGCAAAGCCGCCCCCGCCCGGGAACACCACCGGCACGTCCGGCAGGATGGGCAGATCCACGGAAGCGGCCTTTCCCGCCTCGTCGGAGATCCGCCCGGCAACGGCGGGCTGTACGGAAACCGTCATCGCCGCCGGATCAAAGGACTGGACGATGCCGGGCAGCGCCGTCCACATTTCCGCCTGCCTGCCGTCGAGGGCCGCGCGCAGGGCTTCGACGGGCTCGGCCCATCTTTCTCGTCTGTCCATCACCGTGCCTCGTCCAAAGGAAGCTGAGAGGTATCGTCAATGCCGACGCACGACAGGGTGGCGTACCAGTCCGCGCCCCGCGTGTCGCCGGAGAAGGTTATCGAAAGGATGCGGTAGAGGCCGTCGTGGACGTCCCTCGGCTCCCGCCCCGTCCCGGCCTTGAGCCCGGCCCCGCCCGCGTTGTCGAGCCGGACGCGCCCGCCGATGCGCAGGCGGGGGTTGAGCAGGCACTTGATCTCGATGCCCTTGTCGTTGGCCTTGGGCGTGCCGATGAGCCCGGTTCCGGCGGAAAGCACCACGGCCTCGCCGGGGAGGTAGCCGCTGGCGGGCACCATCTGCATCTTGCCCTTCTGGAAGCTCCACGCCGTGCCGGTGCGCCTCGCGGTATCGCGCATGTAGGCGCGGGCCATGCCGTACATGACCTTGCCCCGGGGGAGCTTCTGGCCGGGGAGGAGAGGGATGTAGCCGGGTTCGATCCCCTTGGCGGAAAAGGCCTTCATGCAGGCGCGGACGTGGTCGTCGGGGGTGGAGCCCGCCGCCAGCGAGGTATTGACCAGCGCGTAGTTGTAGGCCCTGTCGCCGTCCCCGGCGCTGATCTCGAGGCAGGTGTCCAACCCTTCGCCCTCGCCGCCGTTCTTCCCGGCTCCGGGGCCGCCCTCCTGCCCGAGCGCCACCTTGGTGATGTTCCCGTCGAAGATGACGGAACAGTTGCCCTGATACCCGGCCTGAAGGATGACGCGGGTAAATTCCTTGCGGATCCGCCCGGCTGTGGCCTCGGAGAGGTTGTAGACCCTGATCGAGGCGCTGTTGGGGGTTTCCTGCTCGCTCACCTTGACGGTGAAGGCAACGCGCAGTTCCCCAAGCTCCAGCGCGCCGCCCTCCTTGGGCCCGACGAGCAGCGAGCACCGGCGCAGCCACTGGCGGCCCTCATCGCGGCGTTCCCCGCTACGGCTTGTTGCCTCAGCCATGATCAGCCACCTCGAACAGCAGGTCCACGCCCCGCCCGAGCGTATCCGGGGAGGGCGGCTCGTCCCCCGAGAGCAGGAGCGCGCCCCCGAGCCCCAGATACGCATACGGCTCAAGCAGGTCGCACCCCGCCACCAGCGGGATGCCGGAAACGAGGGGGACGCCCTCGGCGTCGGCCATGTCGAGCAGCCAGCCGCCTTCGGGCGCGTCCATCCAGCGGACGGCAAGCAGCAGCTCGCGGCCCGCCAGAACGATGCTGAACCGCTGCGGCTCAGGGGTCAGGGGAATGACATAACGCATTGTCGCACTCACTTTGCTTGTATCTTCAAGTCCATGCAGCACGTCACCTCACGGGGACGGCCTGCTTCTGGCCCTTGTTCGCCGTCCCGCCGGTCTTGGCGGGGTTCCGGTGCCTGCCGGGTTCGGCCGGGACCGCCATCACCTGCGTCCTCACGATGATCACCTCGCGGCACTCCGCCGTCACCATGAGCGCGTGCTCGGAGTCCGGGGTGGTGGTCACGGTCAGCTTCTCCAGCAGCATGTTGCTGTACTTGCGCTTGCCCGTAACGATGTCGAAGGGCTCGCGGGCGTTTTGCAGCGCCAGCAGCGCGTTGTAGAGCGTGACGTTGTAGGAGTCCCAGACCGGCAGGCCGTAGGTGCTCTCCGACGACGCGCCCTTGATGACCACCTTGCACGGGTTGCGGTAGGCGTGATCGCTGATGTTCGCGCCCTGCTCCACGGGATGCTTGGCGATGGTCAGGGTGTCCTCGTGCTCCTCGGAAACGACCACGTCGAAGGAGAGCCCGCCGAGGCTGCGCAGCGGGCGCAGGAAAACGCGTTCCAGCGGTTGGGTCAGCCAGTTCATCGGGCGGCCCCCTGTGCGTAGCGGATCAGATCCGCGTTGATGTTGTCCTGTTCCACGGCGACGCGGCGGGCCACCTCATCCGGCGAGCTTGCGCCGCTGACGTTGATTTCCGTTCTGGATTCCAGCGAAACCGCACTGCCGGCGGAGGCCATCGCCGCCGACTGCCACGGGGCGGCCATCAGGTAGGCTTCCGTGGAGGGGGAGAAGAACGGCTGCGTCCCGAAGCCGGGCCCGAAAAGGCCCGCGCGGGAGGAGCCGCCACCCGGCGCCCTTCCCTGTCCGGAGCTTCCCGGAGCGCCCCCGAGGATGCCTTCCCCGAGCGCCGGGAAGACGCCGAGGGCCGTTTCCCCGAAGTTCCGGAACAGCCCGATCCCCGCATCCAGCGCGCCGGAAAGATCCCCGGAGAAGATCGCGGCGGCGAGCCCGCCGAGGAGCCGGAAGCCGTCCATGATCCCCTGCAAGGCAATCCCGATCGCCGCGCCCATGCCCGAGAACAGGCCGGACACCACGTCCGCCGCGCCGACGAACGCCGAGGCAAGCAGATCCGCCGCGCCGGAAACAGCCGCGCCGACGAAGCCCATTGCGGAGGAGACGGCCGGGCCGACAGCCCCGGCAATGGCGGACCCCGCCCCTGTTGCGAAGTTTACTGCGTTATCGAAGGCCGACGCCACCGCGCCCACGGCGGCCCGCACGCCGGACGCCACGGCGTCCCAGACGCCGAGGAGGAACGCCTTGACCGCGTCCCAGTTGTCCATGACGACCACCGCGAGCGTCACGGCGGCTCCGATGGCGAGGAGGCAGGGGTTGGCGGAAAAGGCCGCCGTCAGCAGCGTCCACGCCTCCTTGAGGTTGGCGAACCCGATGATCGCCGCGCCCACGGCCCCGCGCAGGGTCATGAAGGCCGCGATCCCCTTGCCGATCCCGGCGACGAGATCCGCGTCCAGCGTCCCGAGCAGGCCCGCGAGCTGCCCGCCCCACGAGACGAGCAGGCCGAGCGCCGCGCCGATGACCGGGGCGGCGGCGGAGGCAAGCGCGACCACAAGCTCCAGCACGCGCCGGATGTCGTCGAAATGCGCCACGAACGCATCCCCGAGCGCCTCGATGCCGCTCCGGGCCGTGCCCAGCAGCGAAAGCGCCACCGTCTTCGCCAGCAGGTCGCACAGGCCCGCCAGCCGCGCCATGCCGTCAAGGAAGCCCTTGCCGTCCTCGGCGGCTTTCGCGGCGTCCGTCCCCGCCGTGGCGTAGAGCGACCGGAACATGTCGCGCAGCCCGGAAACGTCCTGCGTGAGCATGGGGATGAGGGAAGGATCGATGCCCAGCCCCCGCGCATACGCCTCGCGCTGGGCATCGCCCATCTCCCGCATAGCCCCGCCCGCGCGCTCCAGTTCCGAGGCCGCGTCGGACAAACCCGGATTGTTGGCGAGCATGGCCTTGAGGGAGGCCCCGAGCGCGTCCGACGAAGCGCCCGTCTGTTCCGCGATGAACCGCCATTCCGCGAACCGCTCCACGGAAACGCCGAGCGCGTCCGCCTGCGCGGCGACCTCGGCCTCCCCCTTGGCGACCCCGACGAACGCGGCGGACGCGTCGGCAAAGGCCCGCCGGAGAGCGGAGCCGAACGCCGCGGCCTTCTCCAAGGAGGACTTGAGCGAGATCTCGTCGACCTCAAACCCCAGTCTGGTGAGTATCTGCTCTCCGGCTACAGCCATCACGCACGTTCCTTTTCTTTCGCCGCCATAAAGCGGCGTTCGTTCTCTTCCTGCACGGTCAGGGCGTCGTTCATGAGCGCCACGTCCTCAAGCGAAAGCGTGCCGTCCTTGAGGCCCTCATACCGGCACAGCCCCCGCAGGACCGGCCTCATCAGCCAGTCCTGCCCATCGGGGAGCGTTACCCATCGGATTCCGCAGCCTTCCCCGCACGGTTCAAAACCGAGGGGAGGTCTGCGAAAAAACCGGACAGGTTGTCTTTCAGGACATGCGCCGCGATGCCGAGCAGCATGGTCAGATCCAGCGGGAACATGACCACGCCGTTCACGCGCAGCCTGGCGAAACCGCCCGTATCCTGCCGGATCTGCGTCACGTCGAGGCAGGCGTTCAGGATGTAGTCCACATCGGCGTCGGGCAGCTCGCCCACGGTGCGGGCCAGCGGGCCGAGGAAGGCTTCGGGGTCGCCCGCGCTTCCGGCGAGGGCCACGAGCCGCTCGGTCACCGGGGCCAGACGCCGCACCACATGGAGCTGCTGGAAGGCGTTCAGCCTGCCGGAATCGAAGGTCTTGTCCTTGATGGTGAACTGCATGGCTACATCCCCAGCAGGAAGGAAATGGACCCGGCGTTGAACGTCCACTCCACAGCCCCGGCATCGGTGCCGTAGGTGATGGCGGGCTGCTTGGCAAAGGCGCAGTTCTGGCAGGTGATCACGTCGCCGCGCGCAACGTCGCGGATGACGATGGTGTTCATGCCGTGCTGGGCGCCGGTGGTGGTCTGGAGGTTGTACATGATCTGGAGCGCCGCATTGACGCTGGAGGTCTTGAGCAGCTTGACCGACACGGTGCCGGATTTGTCGCCGAGCAGGCTGTGCATCACGGAGCCGTCGGCCCCGACGGTCATCTTGCTCCGCTCGCCGGCGGGCGTGACGGTGATGCCGCCCTGTTCGACCCCGGCCTCGTCTCCGGCGAGGGAGACGTTGCCGCCCGGCCCGTAGATGGAAGCCTGCACATCGAGAAAGCTATACGAATGTCCCATGGTTTTCCGTCCTCAATCAGCGGTTGACGTCGATCTGCACGTCGACGAAATGGATGGCCCCGGCAAGCTTGGCGGCGATCTGGATGGGCGGGCACTTGCGCTGCTCGCGCTCGGACTGCGCCTGTTCGGCCACGGGGGTCGTGTATACGTAGTAGCCCTTGTCGAGATAATCGCCGCGTTCCAGCAGGCCGAAACCGTCGGCGTTCCACGTGCCCGGAGCCACAAGGCCGTTGTTCACGGCTTCGCCGAGCACGGCCTCGATGCAGGTGATGATCTGGTTGGCACCCGCGTCGGTCTGGGGGATCTTGGTCTTGGACTGGTAGAGCAGGTTCCAGGTTTCGGACTGGATGGCGTTCTGAAGCCAGTCGAGGCCGTGGATCTCGTCGAAGTAGGCCGGGCCGGACATCACGCCTTCCTGGAAGATGGCGGTTTCGTTGTCGTAGGCGGCGAACACGTTGCAGCGCTTGGCTTCGAGGGCTTTCGCCTGCGTTTCGGTGAGGCCCTCGGCGGCGACGCCGGGAAGCTGCTTGAACTTCAGGGTGATGGTGCTGCGGTTGGCCGAGAAGTTCACGGTGAAGGCGCGGCCGAGCGCGGAGACGATGGCGTAGGGATTGCGGCTGTAGGCCACGATGGTGCGCTTGCGGGCCAGCTCCTTGAGCTTGCTGGCGGCGTCCTCGGCGTATCCGGCGTCCAGCGCGCGGCTGTCGGTGACGGTGACGCCGTAGATGCGGGCCTTGGCGGAGGCTTCGACAAAGGCGGCCACGTCAAGGTGATCCTCGACGGCCAGGCCCTCGTCGGCAAAGACGCAGCCGTACCAGTCGCCGGACTTGTCGGCCAGCGCGGCCACGGCTTCCTTGGCGGTTTCGCCGTCGGTGCCCGCGACCGGGGGCAGGCCGGTGGAGGCGGTCATGCGCAGCATGGCGGAGATGTCGGTCCCGGCGGGCTCGGACAGCGGGGCCAGATAGCCGATCCCGGCGGAAGCGCCCAGCGTGCTGGTCTTCATGGCGAAGCGCTGCCCGTCCCACGCGCAGGAAGCCCCGGCGGAGGCGAGGACGGCGCTGACGACGGCGGCGACGCCGTTCATGTTGGTCGCGCCGGAGAAGTCGAGGCCGGTGATGCCCTTGGAGACGCCGCCCACGGAAACGGCGAAGCTGCCGTCCTTAATGGAAGCCCACGCGGAAGCGTCGGCCTCGCCGTCGGAAAGGATGCCGCCCTTGAGGATGGCGGGGGTGGGGGTTTTGCCCCAGCGTCCCACGCAGAGCTGCGCGGGGCGGGGGGACTGGGAGAAATAGAGTTCGGCGGCCCGGTATTCCGGGGCGTCCATGCCGAAGTCGGCGGCCACGCCGTCGATGCCGGTATAGGCGCGGAGGCGTTCCTCCATGTCGATGACGCCGGAAGCGCCGATGATGAGCAGCGTGCCGAAATTGCGCCGGGCCGCCGCCATCGGCTGGAGATTGATGCCGACGCGGACGACGCGGTCCACGCTCAGAGCTCGTGCCATGATAAAACTCCTGTCAGTTGCCGCGGATGCCGCAATCGGGCTGTTCCGCATGGGTGATTGCCACAGTGCCTTCCGCCGCCTTGCCCTGCGGGGACGAGGGCCCCCGCCGGAAGGTCAGCGTCAGATCCGCCCGCCCGCTCCAGCGCCGATCGTCGGGCACGCCGGACGCGGAGGAAGCCGGGGGCGTGATCACGTCCCCTGCCTGCACCAGCGCGATGTTGGCGTGCCAGAGCGGTTCGCGGTTCTGGGAAATGTGAAGCCCCGCCTTCAGTTTCAGGGCCATGTCCTCGCAGGCGGGGCCGAAGAAGCTGGCCGGGACCGTCAGCGTCTCAAGGGTGAGCACGCGGCTCATGCCCTGCCCGTCCTCGGTTTCGTAATGCCGCACCTGCGATTTGGATTCGGAACGCTTCGTGATGCCGAACGAGCACCACGTGGCCCCGGTTTCCGGATCGGCCTGAGGCACGGCGATCCGTTCGCGGACGAGATCCCGGGGAAGCCCGGTGATGCCCGCGATCACGTCCCCGATCAGCCGCTCGATGTCCGAACGGGCCAGACCGGGTTCGGGCTGAAGGAAGCCGCCTGTAGCGCTAGTGTTCATGAACGCTCCTTTTGTGATCCGGGGCCTCCGCATTCCGGAGCGCCCCTCCCCCTTGCGGCGAGGGGCCCCCTGTCATCAGGGCCCGGCTTTATGCGCCGATCGACCTGCCCCTGTGCGGCGAGGGGCCTCCCCATCGGGAGGCTGTCCCCACAATGCGGCGCAACGCCCCAAAAGCGCACCCTGAACAAGTTCCGGCGGACGGAAAAAGCCGAAAACGCCGGGCCGCGGGAAACCGTTTGCGGCGGAAAACCGCCCCCGGAGAAGGGCATCGAAACAGGGGGCTGGGCAAGGGGAAAGGGATGAAGGCACGGGTGAAAGCCGGAGCGCCTCCCTACGGGCGGGAAAGGGGCAACCTGTCCGTAGAGGGCCAAATGAGAGGCCGGAACGCCTCCCTACGGGTGGGAAAGGGCGTGCGTAGGGAAGCTTATCGGATCGGGCTATGGGAACGCCCCGCGGACGGGAAAGGGGGTATCCATTCCATAGCTGTCCATGTTGATCGTAAGGACGCCCCACGGGTGGGAAAGGGTCCCCACGGACGGGAGGGTGCCGGAGCTGCGCCTCGGCCTCAAGCGCTTGCAGGGCCCCTCCAGACGGGGATGAGGGGGTGCCGGATGCGGGACGCCGGAGATCAGCCGAAGACCTTCATGAGCAGCGCCCCGACGCTTCCGGCGACCGTGGCGAG